AGCAGGATGATTTCGTCGTGCACCACGCCGGCCAGACGCACCACGTCCTCCCCGTCGGCGTGGAGTAGCGGCCACAACTTGCCAAGCGTAAGTTTGAGGACTGCTGCACCGGCTCCCTGGATTGGCGTATTACAGCGGGTAGTGAGTTTGTTGTGCTCGCCCGGTAGAAACCGCCGCAAGCCCGAGATGCGTACGCGGATAGATGGATTGTCCTTAGCCGTGTCAGCAGCGCGAGCATTTGCGCGCTGCCATGCGGCGATGCCTTTATATGCAGCGTGGAACTTTTCCCGGACCTCCGCAGCCTCATCAAGATCCATCTGGATCCCCATTGCTGCTGCGTAGTTCCTGAGTCCTTTTGCACCACTGCCGTAGAGGAGTCCGAAGTTTGCCGATTTTGAGACCTGCCGCTGCTCCTTTGTAACCTCATCTTCGCCAACACCGTAAATCTGCGTCGCCGTAATCGTATGCAGGTCTTTCCCCTGCTGGAACACCTGAGTCATAAGAGAATCCTTAGCTTCTGCCGCCGCAAGCCGTAACTCCATCTGCCCATAATCTGCTACAACAAACTTCCACCCTGCTGGAGCTTGCACACAAGCCCTAAATCTCTGATCCCTTGGAATTTGCTGAAGATTGGGTGACATACAAGACATCCTTCCGGTATCAGCCCCCATTTGCATATAGCTGGCACGAATAAACCCATCAACCGACAAATTCTTCAGCAAAGTGTCGGCCATCTGCCGACGTTTCTCCACCCGTTTCCACCTCAAATAGTCCGCCACAACCTTGTGGTCGCCTACATATTCCTGGAGCGCCAGCTTGCTAGCACTGGGCTTATTACTTTTGGCGTCCATCGGCGGCTCACCCAACAACGCGGTGAACTTTTTCAGCAGCTGCGCCGGACTGTTGAGATTAAAGACGTTCGGATCTACCTTTTTACCTTTCGCGCCGGGCTTTGTCTGGTACAGCAACTTACCATCAATTCCACGACAAAGCTTGTGTCCTTCCGGCAACGCAGCATCAAAATCTTCGATGAACTTCTCACCGACTTCGTGGTGCTCAATATCCAAATCCTCAATCAATTTTTCCAGCGAATCCTTATTAAAAGGCAACCCGGTTCGCCATAACTGCGCCATCGCCGGCAACGCATTGCACTCCAGATACCAGGCTGGATACAAACTTGCCGTCGCCATCCGCTGCTGGATCTGTTCGTAAAGATCAAGCAAGACCAGCACATCTTTCGCGGCGTACTGCAGCTGGCTCTCGGTCAGATCACCCGACCAGTCACTCTTCTGCTCCTCCTTAGACATATCCTCATGCAGGTAGCGTTTCACCAAGTGCTGGAGCCCGTGCTTCACATTGGGCATCCCGTTGGTGAGAATCCTGCTGGCGAGCATGGTGCAAAGCACTCGCCCCGCCGGATAAATCTCCTGCTCCTGCAACCAACCAAGATCGAAGACCGCGTTGTGCGCCACCCATGTGCGCTCCACGTTGAAGAACTCCTCGACCTCGATCCAATCGTTGTCATCCAACGAAAAGCAGTCGAGCACCACAGGCGGTTTGCCTGGAGCACCCAACTGCAGTAGCCGCATCCCGCCGATCGTCGGCTGGAGCTGCGTCGTTTCCGAGTCAAAAGCGATGAGCTTCTCATCGTCGAGCGTGTGGAGGTGCTCGATCCCTTGAAGGAAGTCCAAGCCTGGTAGGGCAACTTGTACCCTACTACTCTAGCAGGCTGTCAAGCTCCCGTGCGGAGCACAACTCAGCCGCCGCGAGTGTCCCACCCTCGGGAAGTCCCAGCAGACACCGCTTATCCCAGTGCACGCAACACCGGCACGGCCCTCCATTCTCCTGGGGCTTGTAGCTCTGCCGAATCCGCTCCATGCGAATCTCCCGTAACCCGGCCTCACTGGAGCGATAGCACTTCATACACATCACGGGGTTGGTTGTGTGTTTGCCGCACTTCTGGCACGGCCTGCTGTTGATCGTGATTGCCATTAGGAAAAATGAACACGTAAAAATCCAGGTAAACGCCGAAGAAGATGCTTGCGAGAGTGCATTGCAGCACCTTGCGGCAGCTCTACTTCAACAGTGAAAACAGCGTGCCCACAGTTAGAGCACTTTCTTTTGCGAAGAATTGATTCAGCGGTGTCGTGACAAGTCCGCTCCACATCAATCCGTTCGTGATCACAATTAGCGCACCGCATCAGTCAACCCAGCTCCAAGCAAGCCTTTTACAGATACGCCAAGCGTGTTTGGGGTCAACGTCAAACTCATCCGCAAGTTTGCGATACGACCACCCCTCTGCTTGTAGTCTGCGCATTTTCTGCACAAGCTCAGGCGTGAGGATCGCGGCAAAATTTTCTTCTCCGCGTTTGAAAGGTTTAGTAGTAACCATGGGTCAAGTAAGAATCAGTTGTTCCAATGCCGGATAACTCCTGCGCAAATAAAAATGTTCGTAATCATGTAGGCCGCCAGGATACAGAAACGCACCAGTGCAACCTGATCAGCAATCCGGTCGTGCTGGTGCGCCTTCTCCCCCAGGGCCTTGGCGACAATCCGCCACCAGTGCCTCATTGGTCCCGGTACGCCTCCGTGGCAAGCGTGTTGATAAGGCGGGTGAGATACCACCTGGCTTTGCAAAAATCCTCGTAGGGATCTTTCTTCAGCCACGCCCGACTGACGTATTTGATGACCTGCCATTGCAGACCACCAACAACAGCATCGGGCGCGTGCTTTACCCAGTCCTCAATCACGTCGATCACCTCGACGCGCCCAGCCGTGTAATGACTGGGCTGATTAACTGGATCACTCATCCCTTAGACCCCTGAACAGCAGTGTCGCCGTGATAACGGCCTGTAACTGAGTAGCTCTTGCCGGGCAACATCGACATTTTGTGGAACACAATCTGCGCAATACGCATACCCGGCCACAACGCAACAGCGTGCAAAGACCTAGCGTTCTGTAGTTCCAGCGTCAGCCGCCCTTTGTAACCGGGGTCGATATACCCGGCAAGAAGATGCTCAATCCCCTCCCTGGCACGACTCGACTTGAGCGCCAACTGCCCCGCAACACAATCCGGGAAGTGGAACTCCTCCACCGTTTCTGCGAGAACGAACTGATGCGGCTGGAGCATGAACGGCTTTTCCTGCGTATGCCCAGCAATGCTGAGCGGAAGTAACGCAGGCACCTTCGGCTCCTCAACTAACAGATTCTCACCGAGTCTCACATCGAGACTGGCAGGATTCACAAGCTCCACCTGGAACGGCGAGACCAAGCCCCGCCGCGCCAAGTTATGGATCTCGTGATCACACAAGACCCCACCCATCAGTCAGCCACCACAACAGGAACCGGCTGCTGGATCTGCACATGTTTCCAGGTCTTACCCCACTTGATGCAGTTGATGGTGGTCATGTGCACGCCAAACTCACGTGCAATCGCCCCAACGGTCTTGCCACCAGCAGCCAGCTGACGCTTGATCTCCAACACCTTGGGCTCAGTCAATACCGCCACACCCCGCTGTCCCTTGCGGCTGGACTTACGAGTCTTACTTTGAGACTGGCGTACAGCTTTTGTACGTACAGCTTTTTCGGTGGGAGGCAGAGCGATGGTCTGCTTGGGGTTAGTCAGATCCAGCTCGACGTGCTGGCACGTATCAAGAGCAAAGCGAGCATCGTCGAGCGCCTTGATGATTTGATCGAACTGAGCTTCCGAGAGGATGTACATGTTCATCGGTTTGGAACGTGTGCAGTGTAGTAGGAAAGAGCGGTGATGTGTCAACTCCTAATTAGGCGGAAATTAGGAGTGAGCTAGGTGATGTTGACTAATCGGGCAGGGATTCAAGAGCGCGGCAGAAAGATGTCAGTCATTGAGTAGACCTCCATCAACGAGACCATCGCACCATTCCTTGAATGGTGCTTCGATCTGAGCCATGGTTTTATTGTCCACGGTGTTTGGGTCGCGGATCATGGCAATGGCAAGGCCGAGGGCATCACCGAGGCGATTCTCAAGGCTGTTCAGTGGCACAAATTTGAAGTCATTCATTGATTCGCTTGGTCATAAAGAGCATTGACAATGGTGCCGCGATCACCGGGGTAGAGATCAAAGGGAGTTTCGTTAAGCCACAAGGCCACCGTGCGGATCGCAGCGCGGGCTTCTTCCTCCCAGTTGATGGGTTCATCGTCTCGACCGATAGCGCGGGCTACCTGATCCACCAGCGAATTACCAACTTGGTTTGAAGTAGAAGTTGGCGTCATGCCAACCCTAAAATCGGGCGTCAGTAATGCTTTTAACTCTGCCTGCTGCTTTGCAGTAAGTTTCAGAGGTTTGCTGATCTGGTGGACTTTTGATGCTTGGCGTTCAGCAGCTTCTAACGATTCAACCCGGCTAAATAAAGCCACAATGTTTGAATTCGTTTCGACAATATGTTTGTGAACTGCATCTTCTAGAGTCTTGACTCTGGCACGGAGTTCAAGGATGCAGGTTTGAGGAGCGTAGCCGTATTCATCAGACCAATGCGCTATTTCGGCCCATTGCTTGGGCGTTGCTGTGTAATCAGTCATCGAGTTGCTCCAGGGCGCGGCGGGGGAGAGGTCAGCCATGAGGAGGTGCCATAACAACGTGAATATCGCGGCCAATGCCGCATGAGCCCCACAGCACGAGATCGAGCTGAACATTTGCCGCAATCGGCACGTCAACTTGGTGAATGGTTGATGGATCGGAATTAATCCACCAGAATTCACCGATGCGGCCTTGGTTGCTGTCGATGCTGATCATTCGGGCAGGGCCTCCAGGGCGCGGCGGATGATGTTTACTTGAGCTGTGTCAAACACGAGTAGTTCTTTACCGTCATCGGGCTCTTCTTCAAACGTTGCCAATGCCTGTTGCT